ATTTTTTTTTTCGATCTTTGGATATATAGAATTAATTTTATTTTATACTACCATAAACCCTCTATATACTTGCATGGGGGGGTACTTCTATATAAACCACTACCCTAATTTAAAATTTTGTGTAATTTTTCAACACCCATAAGTAATATTCGTTAGAAATCATACACTTACTAACGAAAGAAACTACCAAGTAATGGAGTATTATTATATTGAATGAGAATCATTCTCAACTAGGGGTGGAATCGCCTCAAATATTATCTCTGTAACTTACTGATTTATAAGGATATTTTCTGAACAAATAGCTTAAGTCCATTAGGTAGTAGAGGGAATAATAGTTTATTTGCCAATACGATTGGATATTAGACCACCCTCTTCTAACAATCAAGGATGACCTGCATACGCTCTCATCTGAGCTTTGTATCTTCTAACGAATATAAAGGATACTATTATGTGGACTAAACCTCAAGCAACTGAAATGCGCTTTGGATTTGAAGTAACAATGTACGTCTGTAACAAGTAACAAGGAGGGTCAGAGGATGCCCCCATATAGGAACGCTCAAATATAAGCGAGTCCTCATCCTCACTAATTTAATATCGGAGGCACTGCTCTTTCTCCTGGCAGTTTAAAAGCCTCCACCTAACAAGAGAACCTATGAAAAAAGAAGAAGACATAAAACAGATAGTTGAAAGTAACATAGAACAGGCCACAGAATACCTGAATGAATATGTTATGGAAAACAGAAATAGAGCAGAAGCTTTCTATTACAGAAGACCATTTAATAACGAGCTAGGTAAAACTAAAGGGCGTAGTTCTGTTATAGATAGTGCAGTTCAGGAAGCTGTCATGGGATCTTTAGGAGAGCTAGTTAAACCTTTCTTAGGTTTAAATATGTGTGAATTTAGACCAACAGCAAATGGTAGCGCAGAGCAAAGTAAAATAATCACAGATGTCACTAGATATATTCTCTTTAACGATAATAACGGAGCTGACGTATTACGAGATGCTTTCTTTAACGCACTCCTAAAAGGTCTAGGTGTTATAAAGTGTTACTACAACGAAGAAGTCAATAAGACAAAAGAAACTTACAATGGGTTATCAGCAGATGAACTTACAATGCTGCTTAACGATAAAGAAGTAGAAGTTATAGAACAACAAGAGAATGTGCAAGAGCCTGTGCCAGTAGGTCAAGACCCAATGACAGGTGAGCCATTACTACAAGCTCCACCATCAACATTTGATGTGGTATTACAAAAGACAGAAAATTGCAGTAGAGTTAAGATAGAGAATATAAATCCAGATCACTTTATCATTAACCAAGATGCTGAAAGCATTGCTGAATCATCGTTTGTAGCACAAAGAATATTATTAACAAGAGCTGACCTGGTTGACATGGGTTACAAGAAAAGCGTTGTTGATTCATTAAAAACAGATGATGAAGAAGGGTTAGGATTAAACTGGGAAGATAGTTTTGATGTAAACCAAAGACCAGAGCAACAGGTTGACCCAACACAAGAGATTGTAGCGTGTTATGAATGTTATGTAGATATAGGCAATGAAAAAGGTGAAGCAATTAAACACAAAATCCTATACGCATCTAAAACTATTTTATCAGATGAAGAAATAGACTACATTCCTTTCTACAGCCTATGCCCATTTCCAATGCCTAACGAATTTTATGGCCAAAGCATGGCCGACCATACAATGGACTTGCAAGTAGTTAAGACAAGTATTACCCGACAAATGCTCGACAACTTGTATTTAACTAACAACTCAAGAGTAGGTGCAGTAGAGGGACAAGTCAACCTAGATGATTTACTAAACAGTACAGCTGGTGGTGTTATTCGTATGAAGAACCCTAACGCTATCGTACCTATGCAAGTACAATCATCAGCAGGACAATCATTCCCTATGCTTGAGTATTTAGATCAACTACAAGCAAAGAGAACAGGTGTATCAGATTTATCACAAGGATTAGATGCTAACGTATTACAAAACGTATCAGCAACAGCAGTTGCAACAATGACTGCACAATCACAAGGTAAACTAGAACTTATAGCAAGAACATTTGCTGACACAGGTGTTAGAGAATTACTACAAGGAATATTCCACTTACTTCTAAAATATCAAAACGAAGAAAGAGTGATGAACATTTCCGGGAAACCTTTAGTTATTAATCCTAGAGAATGGGACGACAAATACAAAGTCACAGTTAACGTAGGATTAGGTAAAGGCACAAAGAACGAAAAAATTGGTATGTTGCAAATGGTATTAGCCAAACAAGAACAAATACTACAACAGTATGGAATTAATAATCCTCTTGTTACAATACAACAATACAGAGACACACTCGCTAAATTTATTAACGCATCAGGCATGGAAGATGATAAACAATTTATTAAAGAGGTGACTAATGAAGAAATGGCTAAACTTATGGAACAAGATGCTCAAGCCGACAAAACGCCCCCTCAAGTCAAGGCAGCTATGGCTGTTGCAGAGGCGGAGAAGGCTAAGGGCGAGATGAAGATGAAGACTGACATGATGAAGCAACAGCTAGAACAAGAGAAGTTGCAATTCAATGTTCAGAAAGAACAGCAAGAGCTACAACTAAAAGCACAACAACAACAGTTAGATGCTGACAGACAAATGCTAGAAATAGAAACAGAGAGAGCTAAACTAGAAGCAGACATTCAGCTTAGAGAGCAAGACTTAGCAATCAAAGAACAGAAAAATGTTAATACTGCTTCTAACGATGAAATGAAATCAATGATAAACGCAGTAGATAAACTAGCACAAGCATCACAAGGCAACGTATGAGGAGATTAAATGGAAGTTCAAGAAGTTAGCACAGGTTACGAGCCAAGAAAACCACAAAAAGAAATACATAAAGCAGTAAAAGATAATAGGTGGACAGTTGCAGTCTGTCATCGTAGGATGGGTAAAACAGTCGCTGCAATTAACCAATTAATTCACTCAGCTTTGCAGTGTGAAAAGAACGCACCACAATATGCTTACATCGCGCCTACATACTCTCAAGCTAAAAGAATTGCGTGGGACTATCTTAAAGAATACACAAGACCGCTTGGAGGAGTGCCAAATGTATCAGAACTCAGAGTTGACTTTATGGGAAGACGTATCTCATTGTATGGTGCTGATAATCCTGATGCCCTTCGTGGTATTTATCTCGATGGTTGTGTTATTGATGAGTATGGTGATGTTAACCCTGGCCTATTTACTGAAGTTATACGACCTGCTCTTTCAGACAGAATTGGTTGGGCGATGTTCATTGGTACGCCAAAAGGTAGTAACCATTTCAAAACACTTCGTGATTTTGCCGACACTAAAGCTAATGAGGGTTGGGTTCTCAAAGAGTTCAAAGCATCAGAAACAAAACTAATAGATGAGAATGAACTTAAAGATGCTAAAAAAGCAATGGGAGAGAATAAGTACGAGCAAGAGTTTGAGATATCATTTGAAGCACCTATTGTAGGTGCATTTTATGGCGAGATACTAAAAGAGCTAAATGATAAGCATAGAATTAGAGAGATTCCATCAGAGGCTGCAACACAAAAAGTAACTGCATGGGATTTAGGTATGTCAGATTCAACAGCAGTGTGGGTAGCAGAAATAATTAGTGGTGAAGTCAGGGTAATGGATTTTTATGAAGCTAATGGAGAGTCATTAGACCATTATATAGCTTGGCTAGATGAAAAAGGTTACAGAGATTATGTACACATCATGCCACACGATGTTAATGTTAGAGAATTACAAACAGGTAAGTCAAGATATCAATTTCTAACAGAGGCTGGACTAGAAATAGAAGTTGCCCCTAAAGCATCAGTAGAAGATGGCATACAAGCAGTAAGAAGAATGTTACCTAACTGTTGGTTTAACAAAGATACAACAAGACCTGGCGTGGAATGTTTACAAAACTATCGTAGAGTGTTTAACGAAAAAACAAACGCTTTCCAAAACAGGCCATTGCATGATTGGAGTTCACACGCAGCGGATGCTTTTAGATATTTAGCATTAGGCATGGATACAGCAGGTAACGGAGCAAGAACAGATTGGTCAAAACCATTTGAAACAACAGTAGATGGTGATTCATATAAAGATTATTACGTTTAAGAGGATATTATGGCAGAAGAAGTTAAAAGAAAAGTAGGCGCA